CCGATTGGTACGCCAATCGCGCGGGCATTCCTTTTGTGCTGGGCGGCCATATGAACACAATTTCTGTGGCGGCGGCTTATACGGGGGCGGAAACCGATACGGCAATTATTACGGCGGCGGGAATTTCGTGTTTGTGGGCGGCGCGGCACACTACCCCGCTGTCGTCCACGCAAACCCACCGGCCATCCTGTTGCTCTACGCGCATATCAGGACCCCAACAGCGGTAGTTCCAGAGCTATAAATTCGTTTTGGGGAGAAAGGATGGAGTATCCCGGCCACAAGTGAGGGCACCGTGGTTACCGTGTCGTCCTCGTCCGACATTCGCACGTCTCCGGCAGTTCCTACCAGAATGGCGCGGGGGCGAAAAGGTAAGTCGTCATCGTCGCTGGGGGTGACAAGCTGCCAGTTAGTGCCGCTCCAAACGGTTTGGGGATACTTTTTGTACGGAATTACTGGCATCTTACCTTCCTATAAAATTTGGTTGCGGAGGCGGGAATCGAACCCGCTACCTCATGGGACATGAACCCAGCACGCTACCAATGCGCTACTCCGCGTCAACACGATACTTCTCTACTCTATTTTACCAGCAACCCAATTAACCCTAAGTCCCGTATACTTTTTACGCAGGAGAAAGCACTCCCACTTGTCGTAAAGAATGTCGTCCTGGGTAAGGCTGATGGTACTTGAGTATTCGCTCTCGAAGCCAGCCCGGTAAAATAACTCCCGCCACATGTTCATAGTAAGTAATGAATAATGGTTAGGATTTTTTTCGTGTGCTCCGGGCATGTCAGGGTAGGGAACTTCGATATACGCCACACCATTTAGCTTCAGCACCCTATTGTACTCAGACAATGTGAAGTAAGGCATAATAGAGTGTTCTAGTACATGGCGGGCGAACAAGAAATCGAAACTGTCAGAGTCCAACGGCATAAAAGATTGGTCAGCCTCAATAACTGAAATGCCAGACCGATCTATGGTTTCTTGCAGCATGGCTTCTAACTTTATACAAGTTCCGGTAGCTTCGCAGCCAAGCGCCTTGAATATTTCGGTAGTCTTACCGTCGCCGCAGCCAACGTCAAGTACTTTTTTACCAGACCCCAGACCACACTTTTTTAGTAGTTCTATCCCATCACGTGCGGCATCTTCGTGCAAGCCCGCATAGTTCTGGGACGTTTTGACCCAATCCATTGGACCGATATCATTTTCTCTGTCCTTCAGAAATTTATCTAGGTTAGAAAAATTCCGTATAAGCAAGGGGTTAGTCATCATTGCGGTTTGTAATCCTTAATACTTAGAACGTTAGTGGTCGTGTGGTGTGATTCGATCCGGGGGGCTAAATAGATCGGAATATCCAACTGAGTACAGCGATGGCAGAACGAATAGTCCTCTGATAGTCCGGGTACAAGGTCAAAGGGGTTTTTACCAAGCTCCCGTTTGATTCGTTTTAAGACTTTGGTTTTTATCAACAGACATCCGCCGCCAACCGAGGCTACCCTAATTGCCTCAAGATCCTTATCCCAATCCTTTAGTTGCACCAATTGCTTATTTTTGTCATACATATTTACGACGGGTGCTCCGAGCATTTCTGGTTGCTTAAACTGATAAATACCGCTTACTACGTCAATTTGATAGGCGCACATAACCCTCAGAAGCCGTGCTAGCAAATCGGGCATAAACATATGGTCGGTGTCTGTCATAAACAACCACTCGCCCTCAGCCTCTTCCACCAACTGGTTACGACCCATTTCATGCCAGGAGACGGTGGCGTTAACCTCTTTGATATCAGTGTTTTCGGGGCACAAATATTTTCTGGAAAACCGCATCATATCTTTGTAGGAATTTACAAAGTAGCGGGGCGGGTTGTTGTCAAACATCATCCCAACGGTGCCGACGTAGTTAGTTTTCTTTAGCATTTAATTCTTCCAGTTGCGTAACGAACTTTTCCCAGTCGAAAGTGTCGCGGGCGTCGATCATCATCTCTTCCCGAGTGGCTTCTTGCTTTTCAGGGTTATTGAGGAGATCAGCCAGTTCCCAAATAAGAGACATCCGGCAGACGTTGTCCTTCTGGGGCACACCTGGAACCATCCGCCCATGGAAAACATTTTGCTTTAGCGCCCATAAATCATTACAGACAGGAACCGCCCCGCACGCCTGGGCGTCCATGCAGGTGATACAGCTTGTCTCGGGGAAGTCATTCGGGTAGAACCAAAGCCCCGCCGAAAACCATTCGCGATACAAATCAAGCTGATTGATTCGCCCCCGCCAATGAATATCTTTCTGGTTGAGAAGTTCTTTAATTTCACTGATTTGCAAGCCAAGCGCTTTGTTGCCCGCCGTCATCACTTTTTCAGCATTTTGGAACCCGTAAAAAATGTGCAGATGGGCTTCGGGGCAAAGTTCCTTCACACGGAACCAATCCTTAAGCACTAGCAAAAGTCCCCTATCAGGCGACGAGGCATAAATTATTTTTAGGGGGTCGCGCTTAATACCTTCCTTCTCAATCGTTTCTATTACGTCGCGCCGAATGCCGTTAGATGTCAAGATGATACGGCCCTTGAACTGGGGCCACAATTGTTCGGTGTAGGCGGCGTGTGCGCGGCACAAGGCTAGATATTTGTTTACCCGCGAAGATTGTGAGTCCGTCCAGTCGTACCCAACATCCTGTGCAACAAACCAATATTTACCTTCAGGAAGCGGCAGATCAAAGAACTTTGGATTTCGATATATCAGCCAAGTATAGTTTTCTGGAAAGGTATCGAGAGCTTCGGTCGGCAGCCATTTAACACCCTCGTGGGTGGTGCCGCCAAAGCCTAGCGGAGCGTAAGAAACAACATTGTGCCCCCGTTTCGCCAGTCTTTCCGCCAACTCTACTTGACTAGTTTCTGAACCACCTATGCCCCGGTACAAGGGTGTGTTAAAGTCCCACGTCTCCAGCATATGCGGGGACCACAGCGCAAAATTTGCCATAAACTCTACTTATAGTGTATCAACAAAATTCCCCGTTTGCCTAGCGGCAAACGGGGAATTAAGGAAGCAACAACAAAACAAAGCGCGTTTAGCTTGGGGAATAGCGAACCACAACCGTTGCCGTGAGGCCCGTACCCGTGGCGGTCGGAGCACCGGAACCAACAGACTGGGCATTGTAGTCCAACGAAATCAAATCGCCGGTACTAAAGTTAGCCGAAGCACTATTAACAACCGCCGAAGTGTTTGCGGGTCCACCAGCCGCGCTCGCACTAACAGCATTTGTAGCCTTAAAGATACCCTGTCCTGCCGAACCAACCGGAGCCAAAATAGCAGGTAGGGTAGAAAGACAAGAAACAGAGTTTACACGAACGTTGACGGACACATTGCCCTTTGCATCGCCGGTAAAGGAGGCCGCCGAAACAGCCGGGACCGCGCCAATGAAAACATCCGTAATACGGCCATTCCGCTTGGCGATGAACAGTGGGATTCCGGTAACCGAGGCCCCGTGAACCGAAGTCACGTTAGCTAGGCCTGTGATAAAAACTTCCTCGTCATAAGTATACGACGTGGTAGAGTCGCTAGAAGCAATCAATCGATCTGCCATGTATTTAAAATCTCCTTACTTAGGCGAGGGTCGTCGCGCAGTCCAAAGTTTTGTATCGGTAGGTTCCGCCGATGCCCGAGGGGCCGTCGAGAACAACCGAGAGATAAGTGAAGTAGTAGGACACAATCGCGCCAATTTCATTGGTCGGATCGGCCACCGAAATCTCAGAAAACCGCTTCGTCTTAATCGCGAAACGCTCCTTGTTAGGGTCCGAAATATCGGACGGAGCCGTTCCCTCAAGCGAAGCCTTACCAACCGCGTCCTTACCAAAAACGTAGGTCCGGTAAGTTGAACCGGAATTGTACACGTTGGTTGTCGCCACAATTCGGACGCCCGCCAAGGTATCCAAAGTGCCGCGCATCTTGTTAAAATTAACGATTGCACTTCCGCCTGGGTCGGTATATTTGAAAACGTCCGCGTACCCATTTGCGCCGGGGTCATTAACCACGTCGAAAACGTTGTAGGGGTGCATCACACAGAAGAAATTTCCGTCGTCCATGGGCAACACGTTAGCGCCCTGGAGGTACGTATTCGCGGCCCGCAAATCGGCCAGCGTGGGGGTCGAGCCGTTAAGCAACGCCTGATTGGTGCTGGCGCTCTCATTGTCGATCGTGGTACGAGTAATCGTATCAACGGTCAAACCGGCCTGATAACCAAGCAACTCGCTTGCCCCCTCGACAATCGGGTCAATTGCTGTGCGGGTAAGCAGGGTCGAAATCGACATATAGCTCGAATACTGGCTCAAATCGCCACCAACCGTATTCGAGGAAAACGTAGCGGAAACCGGGACCGTACCTTCAATGGACGGTGTAGTTTGCGCGGACAGGTTACGATAACGGAACCACTGAATGGACCGGCCATTCTGGACGGGGATCATATCGTCCTTGCAGGCATCTTGGAACCGGAACATCGCCTGGAGGCGGTCCAATCCCTTACGTTTGTAGTAGACACTCTGCAAGTGCGCCAGACCGGCGGCAGAGGTCACATTTGGCGTGGGGTAATACATGTATTCTCTTTAAGAGTGTCTCCTATACCAATTTCATAATATCATTTTCAACAAATGAAAAATTTACTGCGAATCTATTTCCTGCCCCGCCAAAAAGCGGGGTCATAAGTCCCGCCATCCGTGCGCCCTCGGGGCGCACGGGAGCAGTCTGGGTTTGTGGATTTTTTGATGGCGGGGCAAAGAAAGTCATTTAACGCTGGCCCTGACTCAGACGTTGAATCGCCGCCTTCAACTGATCTGTCGTCATATTACCTGACATGTCAGTCAATTGGTCCTGCGAAACGCCCGTAGAGGGCGAACCATAGCGGCCCGGTGAAGGCGGGGGCGCAACGGACTGTCCATATTGCATCGCTGGGCTCATCGGATACTGATATCCTGGCCCCGGTGCAACATTTTGGGGGCCGCCGTAAGTGGGTTCGGTTGGATTCTGCATTTGTTGCGAAAACTGCTGGAATTGCTGGGCGCGCTGACCCGCGATAATCGCCTGTTCGTTCTGCAAAAGGCCCCGTTGCTGCGCTAGGGCCGCAACCGCTTCAAGGGACTGCGGGGTAAAAGGTAGACCCATCTGGTTACGCAGACCTTCAATAATTTGGGTGTCGCGCTGGTTAGCGTAAACTGGATGCGCGTTCAAAAACGTCGTGGCTACCTGAGAATTTTCCTGTTTATCGAGGCGCTCTTTCAGCTTTTTGAATTCCGGGTCATGATCGCGAACCATCGCATACGCCTTGACTGGATCTTGCAGTAGTGCGCGGGCGTGTTCCTCAGGATCAACAACGCTTTTAGGCGCGCCCATATCCATCGCCGGATTCGGCGGGGGAGTGCGATTAAGCGTGTTAAGCTGGGCCGCGAGACTTTCCCTTTCGGCCTTATATTCCTGCAACTGGCGCTCATAATCTTGGATTGTCGAAGCGAACACTTGGCCCGCGTCCTCGGGTGACGCGAATTGGAGGGGTTTGCCATTAACGGGGATCGTAAAGCCCGGTGAGGGGGCACCGGGATTAGCTGGATCACCCCCTTTCTGGCTGGTAGCCGAATACTCCCGCAAAACTGCGGCTAGATCATCATCTTGAGGAATTGGAACCATAAATTCTTTCTACTATTATGTTACCTGAAAAGCTGATTTGGATGCATTGGTGGGGGGTAGCGCGGCGGCATTGACGCTTTAAGTTGTTCCGCGACACCGTAAATGTCGCCCGAATCTGCCGTGCCAAAAAGGCCGGGCTGTAACATCCCACTGTAAATTTCGCCCGCCGCGCCGGTTTGTGCGTCTTTTTCTAGCTGCGACACAATGATGCGGGGCAATTCGGTAAGGTAGGTGAGCGCTTCTTTGTAGCCGCGCCACATCGAAAGTACCCGAAGATCTGCTTCAACGGTGGGTTGCCTCATTTGCATTTCGGCTTCAAGGCCCTCAATTCGTTTGTGTAACAAATCGAGAATTACCCCATATCCAGGCGACTGCGCGGTTTGCACCACGTAGTTTTGCTGGTCATACGTCATCTGCATAAATTACTCTTTGGCTTCCTTTTTCGGTTTATCGGTAGGTCGTCCGCGCCCCGCGAGAGACTTTTGTTTCAACTCGTTCATCTTCGATGTGTGGGTTTGGGTCATGGAGTTGTTCTGCATTGCATTTTCTCGCTCCATACCCATCATTTCAGAATCGTGCTGCATCGTCCGCTGCTGATGCTGGGCTTCCTGCACACTACGGAATTGCTCCATCCGCGCCTCCATCTCGGAGCGCTGAGCCTGGATTTGCATATCGTTTTGGGCGGCCTGCGTTTTAATTTGTGCCCCGACCCGCGCCTGTTCGATTTTCATCTCCAGTTCCTTTTGCTTAAACTGAAGCTCCATCATTTTCTGATAGAGGGTCATCTCGTTTTTCTTCTGATCGGCCTGCAACTTGGCCTGCATCTCTTGCTGCTTCATCATGGATTCCATCGGATCGGCCTTCGATTTGCTTTGGGCAATCTGCAAATCGGTTTGGTTGCGGCGGTCTTCCGATTGGGCTTTCTTGTCCATAATCTGCAAGCGCGTTTCCTGATCCATGCGCGCCTTTTCGAGTTCGACGGGCGCGTTGGCCTGTGCCTGTTGTTCCTGTTGCTGTTTCTGCTGTTCCTTTTCCTCGTCGGTCATCTGCCTTATTATTTGGTAATAACGGTCAACGCCGGTCGCGTCCATCAACATTCGGGTAAACTGCGAAAAATCAACGGTGTACCCGGCCTGACTGAGCGCCCCCATGAACGGGCCCTGCAACAGCGTTTGGGCCACAAACGGAAATTCCTGCATCAGCCGGTCGCGGGTCAACATTTTGGATGCCGCCGCAACTCGCACTCGGGTAGCCTGCTGGAATGCCTGCCCAGAAATCTGCACATATTCTTGTTGCGCGGGGTCTTCGGGGCGTCGAACCTTACCGGGTAGCGCATCCTGCATATTTACATGCACGCGCATAATCTTGATCGATTTTTGGATCAGCGGGATAATGAGGTAATCCTCAATATTTTTGATGATCGGGTAAAGCCTCATCGCGCCACCCTGTTGCTGCGCGTTCACTCCCGCCGCTGTTCGCGCGGCACCAGGGGATGAGGGCATTCCTGACATGGCCATCGCGCTCAACCCTGTTTTTCGGTCAGCCGAGGCTTGAATAAAGCCGAGTTCTTGGTAGATACCGCTAGTGGTATCCGGTGGCGAGTAAAAATTTACGTCCTTCGGGTTATCGACGCCAAACTGTGCGCCCGGACCCCAACGCTGTTGCTGGGGCGTGACCAAAAAGCCGCGCGGCAACCAACGGGGCGGAAAAAGCGTGAGGGACACAGCATCGAGGCGGGCATTGAACAGCGCTTCCATATAGCGCTGGTAGCCTTCTTGGGCATCGGCCACGCTCATTGCGTGGTAGCGACCGGGCCACGGGTAGCAGGGGGCCGTACAGATCGGGATGAAGCCGTAAGGATTAATAGAATTGAAAATCGGCTTGCGGCGTTGCAAAACCCACACAATTTTTTCGCGCGAGTAGTACACCAGAATCTCAAGCTGATTTTTCGCGGGGTCAACGGCGGCGGTTTGGGCGGCCCATTGCGGCTGATATTGAGTTCCCCGCGCGGCTTCCTGCGTTTGTTTCGTGAGGTCGGCTTGGGCGGTGGGATATCGCTGGGCAAGCGCCCAAAGTTCATCGTCAGGCGGGATATTGAAGCGGGGGTCAGAGCGAAGTGCCCGGACTTCCTCAACGCTCATGAAGCGCCGCCAAATTACCGAACGGCAACCATCGATGGTCGGAACACTGCAAAAGGGATCAATATATAGGTCGCGAGGGTCAACGCGGTAAAATCCGGTCGCGCGCACCGAGGACTCAAATTCAACGGCCACGCCGCCGTTACCGTAAAGCAAAATGTCGTCGATGGACAACATCATTTCGCTGGTGGGTGTAGTGCCGCGTTTCTCCGAAAATTTGTCAAAACCATATTCGAGCGCGGCCTGTTGCGCGCGGGCAGCTTGGGGGTCTGCGCCGATATCCGCCTCGATCGAAAACCATTCGGGGTTCGCGAATAGCGCTTGCGCTATTTGGGGTTTTGCGCCCTGCATTTGCTCAAAAACAAGCGACAAACCAAGGGCTGAGCGGGGCACATCGGTACCGGGCCAGTTACGGAGGGGGACATACTGCGCGTACAGCATGTCGTTGAGATTCCACCGGGGGTCCTGGTTGTTGTTACGGTAGATCTCGTACTGGGTGAACGTGTCGGTAACTAGCTTGAGGGCAAACCATTCGGCAAACCGCTCCTCGCCGAAAACGAAAGGGACATCGCTATCGGAAAGGGGCTTCGTGTCTATGAACGGCGGTTCTTTTTCTCGGGGCATCTAGTTTTTTGATTCCATAGACGAAGATTCCTTAGACGGTGAGGCCAAAGACGGTGAGGGCGGCGTTCGGAAATAATGAGCGAGAGTTTTGGCCGCGTTAAATGCGAGGTAGAGACCTAACCCCTTTAGAATCTGTGGGTTAGCGAGGGCCTCGGGGGCAAAGGGGGCAAAAGAGATGTACATCAAGAAGGAATCGGCGACCGAATTGATCGCGGCAACAATACCACCTTGGAGCCAGTTCTTCATCAACTACATTATCGCATTTCACCTATAAACCCCCGGTACGCTTGTAGTAATCCGCCAACCCAGAGGCGGTGAGTAAATTGGCGGGCTGGGGCGTCGAATCAAAATCCAGGAATTGAATTCCGGCATGTACCATAAAAGCGTATTCCTGCTGCGATAACCCGCCGGTAGGAACGGCGCGGTCAAACTCGCGGCCAAACCAGGTGCGCGCCTCATAAAATGCTGTGAGGGCGTCCAGGATGTCATCGTTGAGGCTCTTGGGGAACTGGGTGTGTTCGCGGACGCAGGCATTCCACGCCTCGGTTTCGATCCACTCGACTACAAATCTATAGTCGGCGCGCGCGTAGGCCGGTTGCAGCGCTTCCTTTATCTTCAACTGTTTCTTACGCTGATTATCGATCGGTACAAGTTTGACTTCAGGGATGTGATGCGGGAATAGATCCCACTCGCGTCTGATGCCCGGCATCAAACCTTCGTTGAAGTTGCTCTTTTCTAGGATCAGATAAAGCGGCTTGTGGACATCACATGTCGCGATAATCTTTGTCAGAAGCTCATTCGGTAAATATTTGCCGTACAGAATCTTGGTAATGTACAACCGCCCGAACCGATCAACAGTGGCCGCGATAATGGCCGTATGGTTGGCCCGCTGCGAGTCAGTTTGCGCAGAGTCTACCATTACCACGTTATACGCGGGGTTAACTTGCGTTTTGAATTGTGCGGCGGTTATAGCACGCTTTGCAATATCGGGGAAAATCGGCTTTCCGTCCTCGCCACCAACCGGCCAGTTCTCCATTTGCGCTCTAAAATTGGATATGTTCTCGTGTTCCTGCCGCTCCAGGATTTCTACAGGCAAAAGTTCAGGGAAAATAGAAATTCGCTTACCCGCCGCGTCCAATTTGTTCGGTTTTTCCAACTCTTCGGGCTCGTACGTGGGCTTTTCTATATCCTTTACCCAGCAACCGCCTACGAACGCGGCCCAAGGTGAACTTCCGGTACGTTCAATGTCTTTACGACGCTGTTCCAGTAGGTGGCCGTACAAATCACTGAAGTGATAACGCGTTCCCTCGACATCGCGCCAGTAAAGGCCCGCCGAAATGCTCTGATACTTGGTTTTGTCGAACAAATCGATGACCTTCATGATCTGATCTTCGGTGAGGGTGTTATCTGAGGTTACAACGTCCGAAAATTTGATTACCTCGAAGTGATATCCGGTCAAACCGGCCTCAAGCGCGGCGGTCATCACGCTTTCTTCGCGGCGAGATCGGCGAAAATACAGGTTTCGCGCGGGGGTTGTAAATTGGTCCTGGGTTCCGAATTCCTTAGCTCCCATCGGGGGGCAGTACTCGGGGAAAACGGCGCGGAAAATGGGGTTGTCTACGAAATGCTGTTTGATCGAATCCAAGATATCGCGAGATTTCTTAATCGAGGCTTGAAATATCGCGATTGAGATCTCGGGGTAGTTCAAAAGAAACTGTATCGAATGAAGCTCGCAGTTCAGTGTGGTTTTACCGGACCCTCGGGGATATAAAATCAGGCGATCACGGGGGCCGGGTAGCTGTAAGATGTTCTCATATATAGGTTTATAGCTCCACTGCCCGTTAACGATAAGGTCGTTCTCCTCAAACTGGCGTCGCGTTGGCTTGGGGAACTGCTGGAGATGCCTCAAGAGCGGCCCGTGGGTGTACTCCGTAATCAGTTTTTCCATCCGCAAGATTCGGGTGCCCAGAAACATCGGGTCATACCGGGCCTTCCAACGGTAAATCTTGATTTTTTGGAGTTCGGCGGGCGAAAAATCCACAATGGACTTTACGTTTACCGCGCCAATCTCATCGATTAAGTCTTTTGCCATACGCTACTACTATCGTAGCAGCCGGTTAGCGGGCGACAACGGCGATAACCGGCCCGTTTTGCGCGGCGCTGGTAGTTTGCCAGTATCTCACGGTACCTTGCGGTACCGTGAATCGGGGGTTGGTGCTCGCACTTATGGCGGTGGGACTTCCCATGGTGGCCGCCGAGGAATACTGACTGGCGACACTCGACCCGCCTTTACTAAATCCGGCTAACTGGCCCCCAGACGCGGCGGCATAGGTCTTCAGCGTACCGACCCGATACTGTCCCCCACCACCGGGGCAAGAAAGCTTGTATGCGTAGGTGGTGCTAACAGACAAAGCGTCAACCGTGCCCAACACGAATTGCCTCGAACGACCAACAGTAACGTTTCCTGTTCGATTATCATTCTTGTTTGCGCCGGTCGTGTCGGCGTCTTCTGTAACGCGGCCTAAATCAGTGTAGAGGGTAACTGTACAAACTTGGTCATCGGGAGCCCAATAACTTACTATCCCCCGTGTTGACCCCATCTTAATCTTAAGATTAGGAATCCACCCCGGCCCCCCACTCTCTACCTCTGCCGTTTCACTCACAATCCTATCCACATCCGCGCCGGGGTCCTTACCATCGGTACCCGTAAACGCGCAACCAGACGAACAATTTGCACTATAAGGTGACCCTGAAGTTAACCTGGAGTCGCCCGCCGAAACATAAGGAATAGGATTGACATTCACCAAATTAGTAACACAACTTGCATATCCGGGGGTGGAAGCTCCATCCTGTAAGTTATTAGCAAATTGCCCTGCCGATGAAATAAAAATCCCCAACCCAGTCCCCGTACACCCTGAATCGGCCCCCACAGGAAACAACCCGTAAGTATACTGCATCCCTAACGTGTTCTTAATATAAGACCCCAAAATCTGCCCAGCCCCTCCCGGATTATCCATTAACATCCAATAAGTTCCTCCCGTACTTGCAGGAGCAACTCTGGCTGTTACATGATCAATCAAGGAGTTCTCAATCCCTCCATCCATTCTGTACGCATAAGCCTGAACATCCCCTTTGGTAGACCAAATCGACATATCAGGAAACAATGCCATATTTTCAATAAGAATATTACTAAACGTAACACTCTTGTTCTCGAAATCATGCCCCCCTTCTGTTCCTACCGCTACCCCCCTCCAAGTGTTATCACAATAAATATCCCTAAAAGATGTATTCTCAATCCTTGACCACTCATGGGGATCAACCTGAGAGGCAAATAAACAGTAGCCTGGATTCCCAGCGTCATTAGCTGCAAATCCATTCTTAATTACCATTCCCTTAAAAGAACACCCCACACACTGTTTTAGCTCTAAGTTAGCTTTAGGAGAGTAATGATAATTTTGGTAGTAGGTTCCTGTATCCGGAACCCAAGCACTCGCTACACACCTATAACACGCCCCATTTGCACACGTATTAGGCGAAGGGGTTGTATTCCTATAATATCTCCCTGTAAAACAATTCCCACTCGGAGCCCCAGCCCCAGAATTGTACAAGTAAGATCCGTGCTTGACAATAGCCACCCGGTCCACACTAAATCCTCTAACTACCCCGCCATTAATTGCCACCCCTTGACCGCCCGTCAGAATTGGTATGCTGGCCGCGCTGGCGTAAACATTTTTAACTGTTAGTCCTAGCGTAGTCGCTCCTCCCCAGATGGCCTGAGTATCTGCGGAGTCATACTTAATCTGATCAATAAATGTATCTGTTATTGTGGTCCCTCGTGCATTCACTCTGATCCCGAACTTAGGACCATTTTCCCCCTCGTCTCCCACAAAAACACTTCGCCTAACCTTAACCCCGGCTGGCATCCCTAAATAAGATGCCTCATTCCCTGTCCCAATCTGTAACATAGCTGAATTAACTGCTGCCGCCGAATCCGGCCTGAAAGCTATGCCATCAAAGACTAGATTCCTCGCTGTTTTACTAGGAACACAATGTCTAGTTCCACTTCCCGCTGAGGTTATATCAACTGTTGACCCCCCCGCATATTCCAAAAGAGAAAAAGTAGCCCCACTAGCCCCAGTTATAATATAATTCTGATTTTCGTTAACTCCTCCCGGCATTGTTGCTGCTGAAGAATACGACGGCCTACATGCAATCGGATCTCCATTGACAATCCCTGTTGAGGCATCCAGTGTTATCGTATTCGCCCCAGTATCTACAGAGCTAATGGCGGAATAATCCGTTGTCGCGGCAACATTAACCATCGGGGTGGTAGGATCAGAACTTAATGACTCAAAAATAGGCATCAAAGCCCCGTGATCAGTCCAAGTCACGCGATACCCTGCTGGGGGCAGTTCCATCCATCTTGACGATCTGATCGTAATGGGAGCTTTTCCCCAATTCTTCCACGCGGGTTTCCAGGATATAACAAAAGTCTCCCCCGCTTTAGCTTCAATAATATCCCCCGGGTTTGCGTTTGTATAAGCCGTTGGAACAGATGTATAACTACACCCTGAGGCACAAACTGTCAGTATCGCCCCCCGCAGCAATGAAGAAAACAGCATAAATAAAATCATCATGGGATTGATGCTTCCACTAAATTAATATCCACATCATCAGCTAATGTATCCCCACTATCAACACGATATACACCTAACTTTACTAACCCACCTGCTGTACACCCACTCAAATCCAGCGCTGCCAGGGAACCCGTTCTGTAATTCATAGCCGTAACCGTCGTGAACGTAATGTCAACCACCTGCGCCGTGCTCCACGTGTTATCGTTTAGCAGTTCCCCCGCCGCGATACAATTTGTCACTAGACCTATCTTCGCAACCTGACCATTCGTCCCGGTACCCGCAGCAGGAGATGCTGAAATCTTAACTGCTACAGAACCAGAGGTATAGGTTGATGGAAGGTAGAAAAACCGGATCAGTTTACTAGAATCTGCCGCCGGGTTCGTAAATGTAGCGACCATGCCAACACTGGTTGAACGATATGTCTCACTCGTCCCAGTACTCCCCTGGAATGACCATCCGTTGCCGAATACCCCGGTTCCAGCAGATGTTACACCGCCGAATGCCCAACTGAGTACTACTGGATTCCCACTACTGCCCTCCAAGGGGAGCTTAACAAAAACCGTCCCGTTATAGGTCAAAAGATGGTTTGAATCACTATCCATATCTCCGCTAGCTAGATTGGTCAAAGTTCCACTAACTAATTTCTGAATAGTCTTAGCCCCCAAAGTACACACGTTGAGAGTAGAAGACCCCGTGTTAGTAGTAACCGGATCAAACCAGATCTGCTGCCCTGTTGTGTAAGTTGTAATAGCCGGAGTAGGGCACCCTGTGTAGGTGGTTGTAGAAGACGAGGTATCTACGATAAACCAGGGGGTTCCAGCTTGGGCGGTTGCAACGGGTAAGTCACTCACGCAACTTGTCAAGCCCAAGGTGGTTGTACAGTCGATGCCGTTCGAGAACTCATACGCGTCCCGCTTTATGAATCGCCGGTCATCGGTGAAGGAAGAACTCCAGGCGGCGGCGGCCCACGTGAATGTGGCAATAGGTATGGAATCGTCAGGATACCCGGTTACGGACTGTTCGGTAGTCCAGCCGGTGCAGCCCGTAACATTAGTCCCGGAGTACCCCAAAATTGGTGTTCCATCCTTTTGAATGTAAATAAAAAGGCTTCCAGAACTCGCGGGGGCGGCGGATGTTGCGCAAGACGCTACGGAGGTATACGCGTAATTACCTACGCCATAAGCACAGGCACGAATGCCTATCACCGTGGCTGATGTATAGTACGGTTCGCACAGACCCCCGGCAACCTGTTTTACAATTCCCGATGTGTCCACTACCACCATGGCCCCCGGCGTAGTTAAATTGCCGGAACCTGTAACATCCCCGGCGCCGCCGGAAGCGGAGCTGGGGATGGAGGATACCTGAGCGTATACCAAAAAGCAAATAAATAGCGCAGCAACGATTCGTTTAATCATTATTTCTTGAGAGCCTTAACTCCGACTGTCAAGCAAGACGCCGTACCCGAGGACCAAGTAAAGCCGTCATCCATAAAAACACCTTCCGGCCACACAACCACATATGTAGTATTTGCCGCAATTGAAACGGCGGCCATCAAGGTTTTTGCAGAAGTAGCCCGGTCAGCCAAAGTGAATGTGCAAGCGGTACCTGTAGTATTTCCCAGAGTGATCTGGTAAATCTCGGTATCTGTTGATGCAACTGCCGTTGTCGAATCGGGTACGGTCTGCAAAGCCTTTGAGACAACCGTATAGCCGGGCGGCGTAAACCGCGTGGACAACGATGCCCCATAAACTACGGATGTAGTATACGGAAGTAATGCGACCGCCAGTAAGGCGGTCGCAAGGGTTTGTTTAATTGTCATAGGGCCTCCCGGTTAGTAGGCCACCACAATGATTTTTTGAGAGGCGGGGGCCAACGCGGTAATATTCGTTTTGCCCATTTTCATCGTCAGGACACCCTTAGATGTTACAACACCCGGTAGGGTGAAACACGTATTTTCAAGGGACGGCATAAAGATATGAAAAAAATCACCAACGCGCGCCGGTTTGAACGCGGACGAAACCGTGGTCGAAACCATAGTTTCTCCGTCCAAGAAGGCGGTGGGCGTCAACGTCGCGGTGTAGATCCACTTCGGCGAAAAGGAAGGTTTGTATTGTGCATCGCTGGGCATGTGTTATTCTCCTTTAGCCGTTGGTCGAACGATCGTTCAGGCAGGCGCGAAATGCCCGGAGGTAAGCCGTGCGCAAGGCCAGACCCGTAGTCTGGGTGTACGTGGGCAAAGTCAAGGCCGTCCCGTCGATCGACGTCGCGTTGTACTTCACACTTGTAGTGTAGCCGCCGGAGCCGTTATCGACGAACAGAAACGCCATGTTGACGTCGCCGGTCGCAGGCGTGGTGGAAATCGAGTTGTTCGCGGCGCGGATACCAATAGGTTGCGCCTCGTGAAGGGAGTTATGAACGCCCCCGTCTTGGCTAGGCAAGGTCAACGCGGTCCCACCAGTAATTGCGGTCGAGTTCTTTTTGGCCGAAATGGTGGAAAACGTGTTAGTCCCGCCGCCGTCGTTGGTGATGAGGATTGCGTAGGATGCCATGTCTCTGCTATGATAGTTGCAGATGCCTGCAAGAAAGCTCGACAATTGGTTTGCCATCATTGGCGGACAAGGATTTATGGTCATTCGCGGTCACCAATATGAGGTCAAGGCGACGTTAGACCCCGCCATGATTCATGCTGTTGTAGGTGAAAATTGGAAAATGCGCAGTGATGGACATATCGTCTCGTTGTGCGATGTTCGCTTGTCCCACTTTGTATGGTTTCACTACAACGGATGGCTGCCCACAAAACACTCAGGTAGAGGACTGGTCCATAAAAACGGGGACATCCTCGATTACCGTATCGAAAACCTTGAACTGCGGCCCAGACGTGCTAAAATTCAATTGACCCCCCAAACCCAAGAGGAGGGCATGGCAGACTCACCATCCACCAGCCTTCCTTTAGGAATTAATGACACGGTAGTTGAGAATGCAGCCAAGATCCTAGGTTATAAGCTAGGTATTCAGGCTACTATTCCTGTGCCCCGGTGACAACGCTAAGTTGTTGATAACAAAGGACTTATGCAAAAAATCGGTGACAAGCGCGAATACAAATTGTGTCCAACCTGCGGAGAAATGCAATACGAAATTTATTCCAGCCGGGCCTCCTATGGACAAGGCCTCTGGCGGGGGTGGGTAGCAGTAGTTCATCATAACGTTGGCGACTGTATTCAAAAACTGAAAGACAGGATTGCTGAGTTGAGCGCCCGCTAACTACGTTAAGTGTATGAAAACAAAGGACTTATTCGTTTGCTCGAACTGCGGCAAGGAACATAAGCTAAAACCTTGGCAGTCCCAGGAAGTCAGGCAAAAACAGTGCGCGACACAACAGTCATTAGAAGAATCACCGGAACCGTGGCAAACCGGAGAAGTTAACGGTATTAAGTACCGCTACAAAATCATAACCTACGATCCACCCAAGGTTACTGATATTCCTAGTGCTTACAAGTATAAAATAAAGGACGTTCCTACAACGATTGGATAAATTTATGAATAGACGAAGTCTTCTTACCTCACTTTTTGGCGCGGCCCTAATCAAAGAGCTGCCCAAACCTGAAGTTACCCCGATTCCCCCCGTTGCCGCCTTACCAACTTCGGTCGTGTGCTCGGCCCTGGCCTACTATCCGCCAGCCTATGCCCTTAAACTTACAAAAATAGACTGGAACAGCCGAACGGTATGTCTTAACTCCGATGTGGCCCCCGGCCCTCGCGTAAGTCCTTTATAATCAACAAGATACAAGATATGTGGCCGCAATACAGATTCCTCGGTATAGATTGGATCGTACTCGCCAACAACGATGTCGTAGAAGAACAGCATTGGGAAACAGGTGACGGCAGTTATTGCGGATATTGCAAGTACTGGCCTTACCCGCGCTGTAAAATTAAGGAGTGAAGCATATCCTCCAACCAGAAAAATCTAGTCTGTGCGGCCAGTGCTGCGTGGCAATGGCGGCGGGCGTAAGTTTGGCTCGCGCCCGAAAAGCCGTAGGTCATGACCGGGGAACAACCACGGGGGATGTGGTCCGGGGGTTAAGGGCGCTGGGGATTGACTGCGCATTCCGGCTTCGACGGGTCAGCCGCACAAAACCTGTTATGCCCCGGCGCGCGGTTGTCCTAATTACTTCCCGGCATCCCCGGCGGGAACATTGGATGCTTCTTTGGGACGGCGAAATATTTGATCCGGGGCAACGCTGGCCGGAAGCGTACCGGGATTGGCGGATAACAAGTTACTTGGAGATTTTATGAAAAACAACATTACATACAGTCGGACAGCCTTGGAGAAACTTGAAAAGGCCTGGGTTGGTAAAAACATCTGGAATTTTACGCCGCCTCCTTCACCCGAAGAAGTGGAAGAAGAGTTGCAACAGATTGAAAAGTGGTTGCTAGAACAAATGCCTGTTTCCTCGCCCCCGCAGTAAATGCTAAGTCCTTTAGAATCAAGGAGATAAAATGAAAGCCAGCGAACTGATTACACATTTGGGCCGGGCCATTGCACGATACGGCGACCGGAACATAAAAGTTAACTACGATGGGTATATTCTGCCCGTTCAGGGAATAAAACTAGAATACGGTGACGAAGAGGAAGTTGCTGAAGACGGCAAATTATTCTCAATTGACTATGGCCCTACACCCTACGACGTAATCAGCGATCCAGAGCCGCCCACGCCGAAATGACCGCGCGCCACATTTTGTAATTTACCTTACCCTCCGTTAGTTCGCGAACGTACTCATTCCAGCACAACGCAAACTCATTGAGCTTTTTGGCGTCGGTCGGGGGATAAGCGGGCGCGTTGTCTGGGGTCTCGGCGAGCAGCATTAGGGACGAAAGGGCGCGGCGGGTCATGATTAATTTTATCAGTCTGGAATTTCAAATTCCATGATCAAAGGTCGTCGTTCGTCTAGAAAATCAAACACATACGCCATATCGAATTCTGGATGAGTGTGAGATTTCCATTCTTTACCCTCGCGACACTTACCGCAGGTCATTATTTGGCATTTTGGAAAAGAGCATGCTTTAACTACTCCTTCTGCGCCACAAAAAGAACAATTATTTATTTTTGTTTCGATTCCCATTTTAGTAATATCCTTTCGTCTTCCTTCGTAAGTGGAACTCCAGACAATTTCTTTTGTAAAATTAAGGAAAAGCGTTCGACGGGGTTAAGGTCCGCGAGTAAACGCCCGCCGGATAACGAGGCAGCCCCCGTTTGCGGGTTCAAAGTCAGTTTGGAGTTCTCGCCGATCGTCGTTTGCAGCGTTTTTCCCGTTTTTGACGGGGCATTCAAGAGGTTCTCCACCTTTTTACCCGCGCGCTCCATAATTTGGCGGCCCGGTTTGCCCACTGGACCACCCGCCGCCGAAATGTCCGGTTCCAAAGCGCCCGTAAGTCCTTTAGATAGAACACTTAGGGCCTTTTCCCAGGCGGGCCGGTCCGCTTTTATGGCCGGTTGGGCCGGGTTGAAGCGCTGCTGAAACGGCGAGTCGTTTACGAGGAGGCCGGGGTCGGTCTGTCCGGGAGTAAGTACCTGATTTATCAACGACTTACGTTGACGTTCGGCCATCGCGAGGCCGGTTTCGGGTCGGATTGGCGCGGGGCGGGGGGTCGGGTAGTCGTATTCGTGGCCGGGGTAGGGATCGGCGGGCCGTTTCTTGGCCAAAAGCGACTGGAGGGCAGACAATATATCCATGGGCTCATTCCTATTATCTCCCGATTCCAAAGGCGGTGAGGGTGTGCGCGTCGGTTGACGCTAAGTTGTTGATTCTAAAGGGGTTATTGGTTTGTCGGCGGCGTCAATTAAAGCTACGGCCCGGGTTTTCCCGCAGCTAAGTAAGAGGTTACGCCAAACCTCTAGGGTAAACCGGCGCGTATCGTCGGGCGGCGAATCAGTTCTCATCCGGGGCGGCTGGTCATTCGTAAACTGTTGCATAGCAACAGTTTACGCTGGATTTGGCGGGGTGTCAAGGGTCGGGGTTACTGTACGGTAATTTTTGGGGCGGCGGGACAGATATTATGGCGTAATATTCCCGCCCGGTAATTCTGTGCAAGTTGTTGATAACAAAGTGGTTTGGTGTGTTTGGGGGGCCTAAATACAAAAATTTCACCAAAAATTTATATTGTCACACCTGACGCTCGCTTCGCTTGCGTCAGCCTTGGCCTGACTGCGCGCTTGACTCCCTGGGGGGACCGTGGCCCGCCGATTATCGATTGGAACCTTCTTTTAAAATTGGCCATTGAATTGCAACGGCAATTCGCGTGCCATTGTTTGGCATATCAATTGCTGGGGGTGCACGTCGCGTGCCAAACTGGACTGTGATCCAGGTTACACACAACGTGTGCGGTGGGCAACATACAGCTATACAGCTATACAGGCATGCGGGCATGGTCTAGCTTTCTATAATGATCCTTATAGCAATGTAAGGTAGCTTACATAGGGCGAGGGTCGGGGGGATAGGGCGCATAATTCGTGACATAGAATGTCTATGTAAGGGTAGGGGGTGCAGGTGGGTTAGTAAAGTTAGGTGTATATCGTGTTGATAGTGGGGATACATTAGCTGATGATGTGGATATTAATTAACTGCTGCCGCCGAATCCGGCCTGAAAGCTATGCCATCAAAGACTAGATTCCTCGCTGTTTTACTAGGAACACAATGTCTAGTTCCA